CTATTCTTTTTAATTTTGTCAAGTATTCCCATAATTCACCTTTCAATTGAATCCATCGTTTCTATTTCTTTTTTCTTTAAAAGCATACTCTGCATCATAATCATACTTAGGTTCTAGTTTTTTAACTGGTTCTTCTGTGTATACTCCAGGAGAAATGTGTGTGGTCTTTACTTCTGGTGGAGTAACATAATCTCCAGGTCTTTCCATAGGCATATCCTCTTGTTTGCCTATCGGAGGTATTGTCACGCCAGACACAGGATCAATTTCAATATCGGCTAAATTATTTTTTTCAATCTCAACAATATTTTCTTTTTTTGGTTCTGGTACGGGTACAAAAACAGGTATTTCAATATCACTTTTTTCAGGTGGTGTTTCTTCTTTACGTGGTTTTGCCTGATTCATTGACATATTTGCTGCTATCAATAATAACACAGCCAAAGGATCAAATACAACCATAATTAACATTATTACCAGGCGAACTGCTTTATTAATACCATCAGCATCTTCTGTGCCATATACCAAATCACCAATATATTTGATTGGTCCAACTTCGGCAAGTAATTTTGTTTCTTCTTGTAATAGTGGTAATCTTCTTCTGTTAATCTCAGTCAATTCTTTTTGTGAATCTTGAATTTGTCTATCTATTCTTGCTGATGCAGTTTCAGGATCACCTGCACGCTTTAACAGATACTCTAATCTTTCTTTTACAATTTTTTCTTGTTGATTGAGTGTCCTTATTTCAACAGAATTGGCCCCCGCTGTTAGGGTAGAATCGATGTGGGCTTTCGATAAAAAACCAAAGATACCCATACTGGTGATTATCATCAGTATAACAACAGCAGATGTCAAATATGATTTAAGAAGCCGTGGGCATATGTGCCAATTTCGATACAACCAAGAAGCAGTAACTAGTTTACTAGCCTCTAGCACCGATCCCATAATGACGATTGGCCAAAATGCACCCGTAAAGATGGCAGCCAGACCAATAATTGAATAGTATGCAGCAATTACAGAAAGAGCAATTGCAGTTGCAAATGTTAAAATAATCATGAGAAAAAGTCCTCTAAAGAATTAGTTTTCTCTACTGTCCAGCCGACAAGGTTTAAAATTGTTTTAATTGGTTCTAAGAATGTTTTCTCAAACTGCAAATCATAATCAATGAATTCTTGTATACCAAATTCAGGAGGCAATCTTGAAGGATAAGAAATCACAGTATCTTTAAATGGATTTGGCATCTTTAGATATGTGAATTTCAATTTATCACCATCTTGAACAAACGGATATTTCTTCGTTAGTTTCTTTTCTTTTAGAAAGTGATTGTAGAGTATCGCACCCTTAACATGAATGGGTGTTCCTTTCTTATATAGTGTAAGTGAATCTGAGTAATTACTTAGACCGTTGCAACCTCTTGGAAAAGATACTTCTTCAGCCGGCAAACTATTAAAGTGATTTCTAAAATCTTCAATGTAATCATGTAACTCAGCTTCGGTGCCTGTTATAATTAATTTAATAGTTTCTTTCATTCTCTCACGTATAACAGCTGGCGTGGAAGATTTTACCATTTCTAAGCCCATGACTTTCATCTTAGGCTCTTTGTATTGCACACCCTCATTATTATAAACATTTAGTACATATCGTTTCTTGGCAGTCCATAAACCTCTACTTGCAAGTGCTTCTCGCTTCATTTCCATTTTCTGTTGATAAGCGTGAACATAATCAGCAAGTTCCTGATAACTCTTGTCAATGTACGGCTGAATTTTATCTTCACAGACCTTGTCCATGAAGGAGATGACTTTCGCATGATCTTCGCTTCCAGAGCGAAAGACAGAATCCACCAACGATGCAAGATTGAGATAAATCGAATCAGTATCGGACGCAATGACATAATCTTCTTCCGTTTTTAATAGTTTATTGAGATATTCATTTAACTTATTTTCAATCCAACGAATAGATAATTGGCCAGCCAATGTAACTGCAAGAGCCATTCGTAGATCATAGAATCTGAAGTATTGTGAACCAAGAGCACCATAAGCAGAGTTCAACGAAACTTTTTTAGCCAATTGAATATTGTTATACTTAGCAATTTTCTTTTCTAATTCTTTTTTCTTTTCTGCATCTGTTTCGTTTTGATATTCTTGTTGTGCAGCCAACATAAACTTTTTAAACTTCTTACGGTCTTGATACATTTCTTCCATCATCTTAGGCAAGAAACCTTGAAAATCAGTTCTAAAGAATTGACCATTCGGTGTTAATGTTGCTCCTTTTAGATTCGAGGTGTCAATCTGCGATTTCAAAAGTTTATCAACTGTAATACCTTGAGATAATACATCACGCATTTCTTGTGTGTAATTTTGTGGCTCAATTAAAGTTTCAGGAGATATATTATACTGCATCATCAAATGTGGATATAGACTGTTCAAATCGAATGATGCAACCCACTTGTGTAAACCTGTTTGTGGTTCTTTAACATATGCACCCTCAAATGCAGAATCTTTATCTTTAACGATTCTTGGTGGAACAATAATTTTTTTCTCCAACAAATAAGAATATGTTAGAGAATCCCACATACGAGTTTGTGCAAATACATCTTCATAATTCGTCTTAGTGTCATATGCAAGAGTTACTGCCAACTCTAACAATTTTAACTTATCTTCCAACTTCAATATGAGATCAACGTCTTTGATGTTATATTCAATAAATTTCTGATAGTTGAGTTTGTATAATTGGTGTAAACTATCATACTCATCATACGACAATTTCTTTTCGCCTAATTCTACATTGGCAATATTATCGAGTTTGTAGGATTCTTGTGACTTGCCGCCTGGCGCATACCATTTGTACAGTTCGATATAATCAAGTGAAGCTAGACCAACCAACTCATATGCAATTAATTGTCGGCCATTAATAACGGTAGTTCTTTCGTTGATTCTGTTCCAAGGTGACAACTTCTTACAGTCATCTTCGCCTAGAATTTTTTTGAATCGATTTATCAAATAAGGCACATCAAAGAACTTTGTATTCCAGCCAGTTATGATATCTGGTGTTTTCTCTGACCACATCCTAAGAAAATGTTTACACAACGACCATTCATCTTTACACTTATGATATGTGACATTTTCTGGATCATTATTCTCATATGAACCACAACCATAAACATATTTGTGTCCGTTGATATAGTGAATAGCAATAGCTGTGATTGGTTCATTTGCTTCGTATGGATCAGGGAAACCATTTTCTGATCCGACCTCAATATCAATAATTGCAATTTCTAATTTATCGAAATCATAGTCAATCATGCCTTGGTGTTGATCAGCAATAAAGGCATATTCGAAACGAGTTTGTCCATAGATTTTAGGACCATTGGAAACACCATCAAACTGTTTGATATAATCTCTGGCTTCTTTCATTGTGCCAAAGATTTTTTGATCTAGATAATCACCATCTAGTGATGTGAAGTTTGTGATGCGTTTGGATGGGATATAGAGTGAAGGAGAATATTCAACTCTCTGCTTCACTCTTTTTCCGTTCTGTATACCTCTGTACAGTATGTTACTGCCAAAGGTTTGAACATTAGTGTAAAATGTTTTCATCCTGTAATAATTTGTTTTTGTCCTGGTACAACAATACCACTACCAAAAATCTGTTCATAGTTTCTCACAAAATCTTCAGCTGGAACATACGAGTATACTATATTTTTCTTTCGTATGGCAATAGTTGCCCCTGTTTTTTGTTCAGAGTGAATAGGAAAAGGTGCGAATCCGACATTAGGTGTGCCATCTTTACCACGCATAACTGCAATACCAACAGGATTAGTAAAAACAATTTCCGTTTCGGATTCTCCCTCGACTTCACCAAGGATATCTTCTCCTGTAATAAGTTTAGCTGCTAAAATATTCATAATAATGCCCTTTTTATATAAATAATAATATGAGTTGAATAGGAAGTATACTGTTTTCTGGCTACATTGTCAATTAAAATAAAGGTATACTTTAAAAATCATGGATTACATCGCATATGGCATAGCAATAATATCTCTGGCCATCTCCATATATGTATTGTTTGAAATCCAAGAAATTAAAAACTTGGATTTATTCGATATATTCAAAAAACGAAAGTGACTTGATTGAATTTGAATTGTTTGGTATTACAAATTTGATTTAGGAACTAGAATGGACAAATTAGATTTAAGTGCAGGTAAGTCTGCTCTTGGCTCTATTAAAGAAGCCAAAAATTTAGGTAAAGAATTCGGTGGTATGATCACCGATGAACAGGCTGAAAATGAACGCCTTATCCAAGCACAACATAAAAAAAGAATAGAAGAAAAAGAAAGAGCCATGAAATGGGCAGAGTTTGCCGAGTTTCGTGCCGTAAAAGAATACGAGAAACAAAAACAAAGAGAAGAAGAATTAGCCAAATTAAAAAAATCCGTTACTGATAAATATGGTAATGCAGCTTGGGCTGAAGTAGAAAAAATTAAAGAAAAACAAAATCAAGAGCACGATGAAGAAAAAGCTCTGATTGACGATGATCGGCACAAGATAAATGATCTAATGTGGTGGTGTGTCACAGTAGCGGCTCTCATAACATATTTTTTCAAGTTATACAAAATATGAAACCGCCTAGAAAAAGTAATCAACCAGCCATCGCAATCATTACAATTATCGCTATGATAATTATGATGTATTTGGAATTTTACTCCGCTCAAGTTAAGAAGCGAGCAGATTGGGAAGCAGAAAGAAAAGCTGAAACAAGAAATAGGTGATTTTTTTATGAGACTAGCTCCGAAGGTTGCATTAATAACAATACTGTGTATTTCATTATTGTTTTTATTAGAATATCTAAAAATTAAATGAAACATCCAATCGAAATTTATATGGACTTTTGTACCAATATGTTTTTAATTTGGTACTTTAGTCTATATGACATCACCAAGTATAAAATCTAAAATCACTTTTTTAAATCTTTGAATCGTTGGAATTTTTTTCGGAGCCGGATTCAAAAATTTCGAAATTTGGAGCGGTCGGCCGCTATGCTCGGCTAAACTAAGTGGGAACTCAATTCGTACTATTACAGACCGCATTTATAATATTATATATACACTCTCACAAAAAATCAATACTACTTCTGGTAAACTTGGCCTGACCAGGAGGAATCGAACCCCCGTATAGATGCTTAGAAGGCACCTGCGTTATCCACTACGCTATGGTCAGTTTTATTCTTCTACAACCAATTCATAATCTTGTTTCGAAACACCACACTCTGGACAACCAACTGAGTCTGGCAACATAGCATAATCTTCTTCTGTTAAAATGTGGCCACAAACCACGCAGCGATAGTATCTCATTATGCGATCTCCTGTTTCATTTGTTGATATTTTGAAGCGTGTACCTTTTCGGCACCTTGTAGTGCTTTGAATCTCTTAGCAGCCAATTCTAAAACTTTTTTAAATTCTTCAGCGTGTTCTACTGATTCTTGAATTTGATTCTGAGCTTCTTTTGCTGCTTGGTCATTTCCTTCTGCAATGGCTTCATCGTACATCTTAGGATACATTTCCGTATATTCATATGTTTCACCATCAATAGCCATTTGAAGGCTGTCATTTACATTTGGTGTACCAACAAGGAGTTCTAGATGACCCCATGCGTGTTTCACTTCTTGCTCGGCGGTATGTTCAAAATGTTTTGCGACTTCCTCATATCCTTGTTCACGAGCAAGTTTTGCAAAATATCGATACTTCACATGGGCCTGCGATTCTCCAGCAAAAGCAGCCTCCAGATTTTTAATTGTGACACTCATTTATTTTTCCTTTCAAATAATTAACATTGATAGTAATAAACTATACATTATTACTTATTGCAAAGCAACACAAAAATGACTTATTACCGGTATGATATTTTTTTATGACGCTGATCGAAAAAAACAATTATGCCATGTTTAAAGTTTTTAATCTATCAGCCGCATATGATGCCGCAAAGGCTTGAGGTTTGACCATTGGTATGACATTACAGGTACCACGAATATAACCAATGGCTTCGTTGATAACACAATTTGAACCGTGCATTTCATTTGGATTAATGTCCAGATGAACTTCAACATCACGACCTTCTAAAACATCTGCAAGTTTTAAATATAAATCACTTACACGATAAACTTCATTCATCAATCGATATCTTGGACGATTTTGTTTTTGATCATAATCTTTTTCACGGTATACTTCACCAAACAATTTGCATCCGTGTTTTCCATCAATATGAATTACAATTGCTAGAACATAATCTGCGTACCACACTTTATCAATCTTGAATCTTTCAGAATCACAACCAATATAAATTTTTGTTTCTGCACTTTGGTTTTCAATAAAGTTTTTTACTTCTTCAAGATTGATTTTTTTCATAAAGTCACCTTTTTGGTTTTGGTAATTGTGGAAGTTTTTTCCACTCCTCTATCCATTTGTCTTGATCTAATTGTTTATCGATCACTTTATCAAGTTTTTCATTTGTTTCTTTTAATCGTTCTATCACAATATCGTTTTTATCTCTTGTATCATGTATGACTTTATGCATACCATCTAATCTACCTTCAAATATAAGTATCCGTTCTTTGAAGTAGTCAACATCACGGCCTCTCGACCATGCAATGGCTAATATAACTAATGTCGTACAAAATAGTGCTATCAAAAACAATAATAATATTTCTTTTTTATCTTTTTCTGAAAGCTCTTTTAATATTTTCATATACACTACTCTAAAAAATGGTCGGAGTAGTAGGATTCGAACCTACGACCCTCTGCTCCCAAAGCAGATGCGCTAGCCAGGCTGCGCTATACTCCGTGTTTGGTGCCTTCATCCGGATTTGCGCCGAACTTTCCCGCTTACAAGGCGGGTACATCGCTACCTATGTTTTGAAGGCTAAAAACTTTTTCCTTGTGAGTATCTAACTCTACGATAATGTCTTCCTTTACCTTTATTTGCTCCTTTGTATGTTGGCGTTTGCGAATGACAATTTGGACAAATGATTGATAAATTATCTAAAGAGTTATTTTCAGAATTGCCATCAATATGTTCTAATTCCATAATTATTGATTTTCCATTCCATTCTGTTATTCCACAAGTCCAACATTTATTACCTTTTTCT